CAAGGCTATGGAAAAGCGCATCGATGAGATGCTGATAGCAAAGAAGGTGCGTGATGAGAATGCGAAAAAAGCTGCTGCTGATGTGCATGCCGATCTTGGTAAGTGGATGCGTGACGGCGACAAGTAATTGCTGGTCGTCCCCGATCCGCCCCAGCTCTGCAGACCGTTTAACCACTGAGACCGCGCGCCAGATCCTCGATCACAACGAGGCTGGCGCGCGGATTTGTGGGTGGTCTACTTGACCCTGATCCAGCGGCAGGTCCATTAGTTTTGGCCATCGAGCTTGGTGCAGGCGGTCGTCATCAAAAGTCTTTTCATGGTTGATCCTTCTCTTTATTGTTGTTGCGCATATCCAGTGCCAACGACACCAGCGCAGACTTCAAATGTTCTGGCACCCACACAGTCACGCGGGTGAGACCCTCTTTTTTGCGGCGGTTGTCGTAGTCTCGCTGCACTTCGATCTGGCTCTTACGTTTCTTCGCCATCTTCTTCTGCCACCTCTCCAGCTAATGCCCCGTACCCAATCAGATCTATCAGGCTGTCCATGTGGACTTTTCGCGTGGTACACATCCGCGCGATCTTGACGTCGGCCATCATCAGGCAGACCTGCCACGGCTTGACGTCTATCCCCAGCACCTGCGACCAGCGCTGTGCGATGTTGCCGAAGTTCTCTTTCGGCGACCCGTAGTCCTGCTCCCGATCACCGTTGATCAGGGAGCTGGCGCTGTCCAGCATGCGCTGCCTTGTGTTGTCACCCATGACACTGCACCTCGGCGTCCAACTTGCGGCTGACGTCGCGTAGCATCAGCGCTACGGGCTTGGCCGCATCCATGCTGCGCACGGTGTCGATCATGTCTCGGCAGGTTGCGACAGCATCCAGTACCGAGGATTGGATACTCTTCAGGTCGCTGATATCCTCGGCTGCCTCGGCGGCATACTCGCCAGCTGTCTGACGCAAGCCGTCGATCTCATCGAACAGGAAGTCCAGCTCAGGATACTTCTCGCGGAGCTGGACAGAGATGCAGTCCTCTGGGAACGGTGCCCCAGAGGTGATCTTGGCGATTGCGATGTCGATGTCGAAGCTCATATCAAAGTCCTTTCATTGCACATTCAGGGCCGAGGCCACGTTCGATTGATACTGGGTCTGTCAGCGGACGGGCGCACCGTGCGCAGCGGCCCTCGTGCCAAAAGTCCACCATGTCTGGGATCGCCAGAGGGTTGCTGTTCTCGACGGACTTCAAGAACCAGTTCAGCCCCAAGAAGGCGGGGTGGTTTGGAGCGCCGCGCTGACCTGCGATCAGGACGCTATGGGTGCTGCCAGTCACGATGTACCCGATGTACTCATAGTCCATGTTGTTGTCCGCACCGGTCAGCAGCGACACGAAGTACATGCTGTCGCTGTTCTTCTTCGCGGTGACGCGGTAGGTGTACCGCGTGTCGGTTTTGTTGGATACCAGCGTGAAGCGTGCGCTGCCGCCAAAGATAAATGCGTGGGCAGCGGCGGCGTCTTTGATGTTGTGTGGGTGTGTCATAGTCATCTCCGGTGGTTGGTTGGTGTATCATAGATATAAGCGCTGATATTCTGACTGTCAATACCAGCGCTTATCTTTTTACACGGCAGTGTCTTCGAGCTGCCCCCAGTTCTTTCCGACCCCGCCTTCCATCAGCTTGTCGGTCGGAGCGTTTGGGAAGATGTCGAGGTAGCCCTGCAGCATGTCTTCCTTCATCAGCATCAGCGCGCTGTGCGCGTCGGCTGTGCGTGCCTCATCGATCAGAGCGTCGTGGATGGTGGCCATCAACCGTGTGCCCATGTGGCGGCCTGCTGCTGCCTCGCGGTCGAGGGTAGCCTTGTGCCTGATGATCGCCCGCGCCATCACGCTCAGGGCTGCGCGCTGCACTGGGTAGTTCGCGAGCTTGGGCAGGTCGGGCTTCTTGCCCATGTAGATCGTGCCGCCATCGGCAACTGAGATGTATCCGCCATTGGCCATCGCTTCGTCCATCTTGGTGTGCCGCAGTGCGAACGCCTTTGGGTAGCGCTGTGCCCATACCTCGATCATGTCAGCTGCCTCGCTCACCGTTGATCGCATGGTCGAGGCCAGACCACCGGCACCGCTGCCGTAGATGATCCCGAAAGAGATCCCCTTGGCAGCAGAGCGCAGCTCATAATCCGAGGGGATCGACTTGTCGATCTTGCGACCGGCGCGCAGTGATGCGACCTCGCCGTGGATGTCCCCGACCACGCAGTCGTGCAGCAGCTGCTCGTCTCCGGTCAGCAGGGCCAGCACCTTCAGCTCGATGCCGCTGTAGTCGAGGCTGACCAGCAGCTTGCCAGCGGGCGCCTTGAAAGACTGCCGCACGCTGGTGAACTCTCCGAGCAGCTCGCGGTCACGCGGCAGCTGCTGGGCATTGGGGCGGCTGGAGCTGAACCGCCCAGTCACGGCACGGGCGATGTTATAGCTGGGGTGGATGCGGCCATCGCTCGACAGGTTCGCCATCGTGATCAGCTTGACGCCGAAGTTCCGCAGGTACTGGTTGATCGTGATGCGGTCGGCCAGACCGAGCCAGAGATCGCCGAAGACCGGTACCCCTGCATCGTAAGCCACGGCCGCCATCTTCTTCAGCTCCTTGGTGGTCATCTGCAGCTCACCGGTCTTCTCGGTCCTCTCCCACATCTTGAGCCAGTCGTCGGGTAGGATCTTGCCGAAGAAGTTCGACAGCTGCCGCCCGCTGTTCAGGTTTGCGACATCCTTCTCTGGCAGATGCCCCCGCACGATCTTCTCGTAGTGCGACAGCTTGCTCTTCCAGAGCTTCACTAGCTCCGCGTGGCGCTTGACGTCGAGCAGCAGGCCGGTTCTCTGCATCTCATGGACCGGCACCACCAGAGCGTCAAGCATGGCCTGAGCGGAACGCACAGAGGCCGGTGCTGCGTCGAGCTTCTTCTGCAGATGCAGCCAGAGATCCCACGTCACCAGTGCGTCGTCGGCGGCGTACTTCAGCTGGTCCTCGCTCAGGACAGCTGCGCCCCAGTTCGACACCTGCTGATCCTTGGGCAGATCTATGTTCATCTCTGCCTTGAGCATGAGCGCGAGGCTCATCTGGTCCCCGCCCATACGAGCGCGGCGCGCGTGCGCCACCTCGATCACCTTGACGTCCGGTGCCTCGGCGTGATCGAACCACTGGTACTCGAAGCCTGCGTTGAAGGCGATCCACGTCGCGCCCTCGAACCATTGGGCATAGGCCGCGAAGTCCTTGGCAGGCAGTGCCCAGAAATCCACGACCGCCCAGACATCATCGTTGCAGATCTGGGCTAGGCGTACCTTGCTGTACTGTGGATCGAGGCCGGTGGTCTCGAAGTCCAGAGCAGCGAGGCCTGTGCCCACCTGATCGAGCAGATCCTCCAGCGCATCCTCGGTGGTGATCATTGTCCATGTCCGCTTGGGGGGCTCACTTACCATTGAGAACCTCCTTTCTCAGGCGTGTGACGCGCTTATCTACGGCACTGCCGAGGTACTCACTGACGCGGCCCCCATCGATACTGAAGACCACTCCGATTTCACGGCAGCCCATGTCTGGGTGGGCTAAGGCGAAGCGGAGAACATCCTTGATGTCATCATCCGTCATGGTCCGCGTGCTGCGCGCAGTGCTGGGCGCACGGAAGGCCTTGTGTTTGTCCTTGTATGTGAACGCCAGCGCCTTATCCACCAGCAGTCTGGTCTCGTTGTCATGAGGGTGACGCTCCCCGATCTCTGCCAGTAACGCTCTCAGGATCAATACATCGTTGGTCGCCATTATGCTTCTCCCTTTATCACCGGCTCAGGGTTCCGCGTGATGGTGTAGCCCATCACTTCGGCCAGCTTGGCGAAGTCTTTGTGGGCAGCGGCGGCGTGGTACCCACTGTTGGGTGGGGAGTACACATCCACCCAGTAGGCGATGTTTAGGGACTTGGATGCCTCGGTCGCGTGGTATGCTGCCGATGTGAAATCTGTGCCTTTCATGGCGATCTCCTGTGGTTGGTTAATTGGTGGTTGGTGTGGAGCAGGCCCGAAGGCCTGCCCCGATTTTACTGTCCCGTATCAGGCGCGGCGCACACGCTTCTTCGTCGCTGGTGCCACCTCTGGTTCTTCTTCTTCTTCTTCTTCTGCTTCTGCTTCTCTGAGGGTGACCCGCTTGGTCGCCTCTGCCTCGGTGATGAACTCCACGATCTTGAAGACGGGCTTGAAGTTCCACTCGCCCTGCGCCAAGAACTTTTCCTTGCCGAACAGGAACACCGCAACAGACTTCGCAGGGTTCTGCGCCATTGCTTCCTCGACCAGCTTCTTGATCGACCCACGGCCCGAAAGTGTCCCGCTCTCGAAAGAGTATTGCTTGCCGTCGTAGCCCATGAAATCAAAACCGGTGGTTTCTTTCCACCCATCCTGCGCGCGGGTGATCTGGTAGTCCTCCAGATCGCTCTGCGGTATCGCGTCCTGTGGGCGGAAGGCGCTCCACTTTTTGCGCCCCTTCACCTCGGAGTTTTTCCAGCAGATCCAGCCCTTGGAGATAGTCGGTGTGAGGAGGATGAACTCCTCCTCGCTGTCCAGCTCATAGCGTTCCTGACTGTATGTCAGCTCGCCAGATTTGCCGGAGAAGTAGACGAAGTCTACGCCTGATGCGCCGGTCTTTACGCCGTCGTCAAAAGACGTGGCCAGCGCCTGACGTGCTTCTGCTGAGAGGGAGAGGGAGGGCAGGCTCGCTGCCAGTGTTGTGAGATCCGTAGACATAGTTTGCTTCCTTACTGATTGCTGCTTACTTATTTTACTGTGAGAACCTCGGACGAGGCACCACGGTAGGGTTCGAGATCGACGTCTTTGCAGTGGTCTTTTACAACCGTTGCATAGCTGATGCTCCCAAGCCGAGAGGTCATCTTAACCGTATGACCATCGACGTCAAGTGTGGTCATACTCTCACGCTTCATTAGAGCTTTGATCTGCTCCGCCGCTGCGTCCTTCCGCATTTTGGCCGTGGCCTCAGCGTCTTTGGCTCCAATGTACTCACCGACGTGTGCGGTGAAGCCACTGGCTGTTTCTTGTGCCTGCTTCAGGCTGATGCCCGCACCGGCGACACCGCAGAGCGCGGTGAATGCACAGCGCTGCTTGCACTCGCTCTTGTTGCGGGTCTCGACACCCTCGCGCGGCAGCTCCTCAGCCGACACTGCGTTCAGCAGCTGGGCTGCACGGGGCGCCAGCTTGTCGAGCTTCTTGTCGTCGCGCGGCACCTCGAACTCAATGATGTCGTTGAAGTTTGACGCGTCCATGTAGATCAGCATGCAGTATTTGATCGGGTACCCGTTCATCTCTGGCATCTCGCCCTCTGCGTACAGCTCCGAGATCATGGCAGCTCCGGTCTGGACCTGATCGACATGCTCGTCCTTGGGCAGGTAGGCGCGGTTGACGCGGGGATCGATGGTCTTGAACTCCACCGCGATCCACCCGTCATCGTTTTCCATGTCCCAGATCAGGCCGTCAGGCGTAGCGCTGACGTGGCGTTCGTCGTCACGCAGCCCAAGCTGGTCATCGCCAACGAAGAGCATGGGCACGTTGGCTGCCTTGAGGCGGCTGACCATGTAGTCCTCGCCAGCGCTGCCACGGCGGGCGTAGCCCCAGTCCTGCACGTCACCATGCTCAGGCTGGTTCTTGCCGTACCACTGTTTGCGGATGCAGGTGCCTGCCTCGGATGCGTTGATGTATACCGCGCGGACAGCTGGGTCGAACTTTTTGCGGGCGTCGATAGCGTCGGCACCCCTGCGGATTAGATCACCAACACAGATCATGACGGGTCTCCATACAGCAGATCGCCTTCGATCATACGGATCGCCACTTCTGCGAGGGCGATCTGATAGCGAGTGATCTGCGCAGCCTGCACCTTGTTATGGTGGGAGGTGATCGCGTTCGCATCGCGTGCTTCCTCCAGATCCTCCTCCAGAGCTGCACGCTGGCGCATGATGTCGCTGCGTGACTGGCGCACCTTGTCGTATAGGTTCACCACCATCTGCGGTTCCATGTCAGTGATGTCTTTAGCGTTCAGAGTGACGTCAAGTGGATCGTTCATAGGTCTTTTCCTTCAATTGCGTTTCCAAGTACGGCGTGACTGCGGCGTTTGCGCCCAGCGATAGTGGTCAGTGCCTTGTTCAGTGGCGTGTCGGCGAACAGAGTGTCAACGTGAACTGCCTTCTCTTGGCCCATCCGGTGCAGACGGGCATAGAACTGGTCCATGATCGACGGTGACCAGTCTTCCTCGACCACGATGATGTTGTTGCCGCCTTTCTGCAGGTTCAACGACACCCCCATCGCGCCGATCTGGCCGACGATCACGTCGAGGTTCCCAGCGTTCCAGTCAGCAGTGATCTCCTCTTTGCGCGCAGCGGAAGTGCGGCCATCGATGATAGCGATGCGGTACGCGTGCAGCTCTGCAGCCAGTGCGTCGATGACATCGGTGTGCCACGCCCCAACGATCACCGGCAAACCGCTCTCGACGCGTTCGCAGACGAACGCTGCTGCGTCCTTTACCATACCCATACCGATCTGGCGGCGCACTGTTGCCAGTGCTTCGTCGTCGGACTTCATAGCCTGCTCGATCTCGGCGAGCGACATCTTGTTCAGTGCCTTGAGCATGCTGGCGATCTCAGTGCGGTTCGACAGGTTGACCTCGTAGCGGGTGAAGGTCAGAGCAGGCATCGCGTCCCAGACGTCGGCCAGTGTGCGGCGGGTGGCCACCGTGGACAGGATCTCTCCCAGCAGCTTCTCATTCTTTGAGCCGACCGTCATCTTGACGGGGAAGCGCATACCGGTGAACTTCTTTTCCTGCACGATGCAGAACTGCAGGTTGAAGCGATCAATGGTCAGGGCACCGCAGTGCTTCCTGAGCAGCTTAGGAGCAGCCCGCATCAGGAAAGGCATGATGTCATCGTTCCAGCGGGTGACAGGCGTGCCGGTCAGTAGCCAATTATAGTCGAAGCTCTCTACCAGACCGCGACGACCGAGGATCGCCTTGGTGCGCTTGGCCTTGGTGGACTTGAGGGCGTGGCTCTCATCGCAGATCAGGATGGTAGGGTCGTTGCCGACGGCGGCCATTGCCCACTCTGCCAGCTCATCACTGCGCTTGGTTGCGATCTCGTAGGACACAACCAAGATAGGCTCAGGCCCGATCACAGCTTTGCCGGTGGCAAGGATCTGCGACGGGCAGTCCAGCCATTCAGCCGAGACGTCGCGCCACATTGGCAGGGCGATTGGCGGTGCGATGATCAGGATGCGCGCAGGGTTCAGCAGCTTGGCCGCTTCAAGGGAGGTCAGCGTCTTGCCCGACCCCATGCCGTTGAAGCAGCCAGCGAAATTGCGCGCTGCTAGGAAACTGGCATCAGTAATCTGGTGAGGCAGTAGGTCCATGTTGGGGGTCTCCGGTGGTTGGTTGGTGTATCGTAGATATAAGCGCTGATATAGGGGTGGTCAACCCCCATTAGCATCTTCTTCTTCGTGCAGGGCATCCAGTGCCATAGCAGCCAGCGTCTCAGAGATCGTAGCGTCTGGCGGGGTGTTGGCAGCGAGCCACTCCATCAGCTTCTCGCCGCCTGCCTTGTACAGGGCGTCGGCAGTGGAGCCTATCCGTGTGCCATTGCGACGGAAGTGCATGTCGCACAGGCGAGCTGCATCACGACGGTCCTCACTGACAGCCCAGCGGACTTGAGAGATGTACTGATCCTTGCCGTCGAGGTGGATCTTCTTCGCGGGGTTCGGGGTCCGTCCCATTATTTTGTCTCCTTCAGTTGTTCGAGTGCTTCGGACCATTTCTTAGCCGATCTTGGAACAATGTAATCCCCACGCAATGCTTTCGCCATCACTTCACCTGCCTCAACCAGCGACTTCACCCGTTGGTCTGACATGAGTTGCGCGTTGGCTAAGGGTAGGTCTGCGCGGCGGTATTCTACATGGGATTTAGATCGTAACGTCCTATCTCCTGTCCAATCTGGTTCGTAAGGGTCTGGTCTAGCCCAAATCGTTTCTGGTGCGTCAGTCATTGCGTCCTCCTGCTATTGCACTTTGTGGATCATTTTTTACACACAAATCGGTTTGTGTTGCATTTTCTGCGGTTTTTGTGTCGCAAGCTGGCGTGTCTGCGGGGATGAGTTCTGCAACCATATTATCAATCTGGGT